GTTTTAGGTGTAACTAGTTTTAATGCTTCAGAAATGTTTGTAGAAACAAGATTACTTTTATTTAAATTAGAAACTATTTGTCGTTTATTTTTAGCACTTAATTTTTCTTGTTCTTGAGCCGCAGGAGTTCCTGCAACAGGGGTCATAGAGGTAACACCTTGAGCATCAAACTGTGGCACAAAACCTGCAAGAGGAGAAGCCGCTACTACTGGATATAAATTAGCAATTACTTTTTGTGCTCTTTGTTTTAATTCAGCTGGAGCTAGTGGGTCTGTAATAACTTGAACTGCTTGGGCATATAATTCATTTGGAGTATTAGGACTTGTATCTTTAACACGCAAATCTTTTGCTTGAGCAACAGCCTGATTTTGAGCTATTTGCATATTTTGAAAAGCATTATTAGCTAACTCAGGCATTTTAGCAGCGACAGCAGCTTGATATACAGCAGCACTTAATTTATATGGGTCACGCAAATCTTCAGGTGATAAACTAGCTTGAACTTCCTGCAATAGTGAATTTTCAGCAGATTGTCTAGCAAGCATTGGGTCTTGAGCACCTAACAAACCACCTACTGCCCTGCCAATTTGTCTACCCATATTTGCTTTTTGGTAATACATTTGTTGCTCAGGAGAAAGTGTTGCCTCTGCTACTGCTTGAGCACGAAATTGTGCATCTTGCTGTTGTTTAAACAGCTCAGGGGAAACCCCAAATAAACCTTGTACTATTTCAGCCATAATTATTCCTTCTTATTAATAGAACACACCATCCATGCGTTGACCACCATAAATGGCTGGGTCTACATAGGAAGATTGTCCTAGTTGATATGCTTGCACACCCTCAGTAGAAGGAAGACCACCACCAAACAAACCACTCCAATTTACATTACCTAAAGCATTTCCAGCACTTGTCCATGCAGCTTGATTAGCATTAGACCTAGCTAAGTTTTGTAAATAATTTACACGATTTATATCAGCATTGTAAGCAGCAGTTTGATTACCAAGTTGTCCAACACTAATACCAGTATTTAAACCTTGAGCCATTGTGTTTGCACCAAGATTTTCAAGGTTGATACCATAACCTAAAAGAGTATTAGCAGTTTCATAAGGTTGAGTTAGGTAAGATTGACCCAAGCCATACAATGCACCTGCACGTTGTAATTCTTCACCTTGAATTGCACGAGCACGGTCTTCTGCACTTAACGCAAGAGCAGCATTTTGTTGTTCACGAGCAGAGGCTAAAGCAAATTGTTGTGGATTGACATAACCAGCACCCATACCAATACCAGCACCAGTAGTTCCACGAGCAAATTGTAAATCGTTTAAACGACTTGATTCTTGAGCACGAGCTGGTTCTAATAATGCTAGATTCTTATTAAAGTAATCTTGGGTCATTGCCCCTGTATCCATAGCTGTTGCTCGTCCAAACAATCCCTTACCATAATCCGATACTTGTTGAGCATAGGTTGTTTGTTCAGCAGAAGGGAGGGCAGAAGTTGCACCAGCAAAATACCTATCCCTAAACGCTTGCATTTCAGGAGTAAGGGTATATGTTGCTGTTTTAGCAGTAGGGTCAACTGAAGATGTAGCAATACCTGATTTGATGCTATATGGAGTAAATCCAGCAGAAGTAGGTGAACCAGCACTACTGCCACCTCCACCACCGCCACCTGCTAAACCACCTACACCACTAGCAGCCATACCCCAGTTACCAGTAGCGGCTCCTACACCAATTTTGGCAATATTACCTACTGTTTTACCCATTATATTTACCCCATATAAACATTATCTTATTCCCATCATCTGTAGAAACTTCTTCGTTTTGATATAAATTAAACCCATTTAGTTTTGAAAATTTAATTAATTTAATATTAGATTTATTTATAAAAGCAAATATTAATTTTTCTTGAATTGTAAATAAATAAAAACTATCTCTTGCTAAATTTTGCTTTACTTCTTTATTCCATCTATGCACATCACAATGAACAGCTATGAAATCATCAACATACTCAAAATAAACCGTATAGTCTTTTTTGACTAATACTGGATGTTTCATTAAGCAGTACGTTGCCACATATAAACTACGACATACGGTTGGAGGTTTGCATTAGTTCCACTTACACCAGTAGTGCTATTAGCTACTGAAATGCCAGTTGTTGCAGCCCCAGTTGATGAAGTTGCTTCCGTTGTTCTCCATTCTCCGCCATTTTCAATGGGACCAGGGGCACCAAAAAAAGATGATAATGAATAACTATGCGAATGGCTAGGGTCTGATACTGAAGCCGTATGGCTATGGCTTACTACTACAGCATCAGCACTACCACCAGTTGCACCAGCAGTAAATGCACCGCCAACACCAACTAATACACGACCAGCACCAAATGCTACCCATGTACCAAAACCAAGAGAAGTAGCTGGATTAGTTAGACTAGTAGAAGTAAAGATTGTTCCTACAGGATACATTAAAGCTAAAGCAGCTACAACAAAGCCAGTTGTTGCTATTTGAGTGGTGTTAGTACCTGCACTTGCTGTCGGAGCAATAGGTGTACCTGTAAAAGTAGGAGAAGTAGTATCTGCTTTACTAGTTATAGCAGTTGCAATAGCATTATACTCATCATCAATCTCAGCACCTTTAATAATCTTACTAGGATTACCTGTAAGCAAGGCATCCTTTGTAAAGAAGTTTGTTGCTTTTACATAGTTTGACATTATACCATCTTCCCTGTTTTCAAATAGATTGTTAATTGTTGTAAGCTGACAGGAGCACCTTCAATTGGAACTTCCACACCAAATTGTAATATTTTACCTGACCCACCTAAGTGCATAACAATATCATTAATAGCAATACCAGTAGAGAATTCCCCTACGTTGTATTCTGCTATATTATACTCAGCACTACCACCAATAAAATCTTTTGTAAATGTTCTGCTAGTATAGGTAGTTTTATAATCAAACCCATATTTAAATACAACATCTTGTGTACCAGCAGCAATTACAATTACACTAGCTTTCTTTAAAAACTTAAGACTAAAAGGTTCACCAGCATCTATGTTAGAAGTGTAGTATTCTAAACGATATGAGGAACCATTATCAGAGTAACCATAGTACTTACCAATACCACCTGCCATACCTAGATATAAGTTTCTATCTCTAGTCTTACAAAGAGCTTTAGGTAAAAAGCTTTCCCATGTTGTTACACGAGCAGCACCATTTTCTAATGTCTGACGTAAGTCAAAGTAAAAGGCTTGCTTTAAATTAGGTAAAACTAATAGATAAAAAGCATCTCTCTCAAAATAAATACTTTTAACTTCTGTTAATACTTCTCCTGAAATGTACTGAACTAAGTCATCACGAACATTAGCAGACAAGTCACGCATTGGCATACTCTTATCTTGTATTACTCGATTAAAACTACGTACACCACTATTACTTAAGAATATTAAATCTGTACCTGTTTGTTGTATGGTGTCACGAGCAATACACCCAACACCTGTAACTACATCAGCAAGAGTTAAATTAGTAGGGTCATCAGGTGAATCGTATATTACAATGTTATTACGGCAGAATATAATAAGATAATTATTATGTGAGGATATACCAACAATTTGGTCACTACTGCCAACAACAGATTCAATATCAATTAAACCTGAACCTACTCCTGTAAATGCTGCACCATCTAGTAATTTACTATAGTAAACTGTTGTCTTAGCACCTGTTACACCTGCCACCCAATGACGACCAAAGGCTGTATGAGAACAGTCAGGGTCAAAGGTAGATACACCTGTAGGTTTAGTACCATAATCACCTACTCGTTGCCAAATGTAAGTATCAGTATGGTTTTTCTTACGATAGACAAGGAGTGGATTACTTGTTTGAGCAGCAAATCCATACATCGTATTACCATAACCAGCACCTTCTGCTAGTTGTGAGAATTGCCACCTATTACCAGTAAAAGTAATAGTAAGATTAGTTGTTTGGTCTGCTTGTTTAACTGGAAGTTCTGTAAGGGTAGTAGAACCACTATACATCTTACCACCACCACAAGAAAGAATAGTGGCTGTTAAGTCTATATCAATAAACTCAAACAAAGATTCTAAGTAATCAGTATCACTTAAAGAACCATTATTTGTAGTAACTGGTGTCCAACCCCTGCGGCTACCTAAACGACCAAACTTGTCAATGATACAGTTAATGGCTTTTGTGGCATACCCACTCTCTAATGTCACACCACTCTCTTGAGTATTTAACCCAAGAAAGCCAAGTGCGGCATTGCTAAGAGCTTTTAAAGCCCCTGCCATTAATAGGCTCTCCAAATAGTTTCATCTTGTCTAATAG